GATGTATGGCAACGCACTTATAAAGCTCTCTCCAACATGTCCGAACGCCTAGACTACAGCGGGGATGCCAAGAAGAAGGTATTCCGTGACTCGTTAGTTGAGAACGTACTCGACATGGTAGAACTGCTTAACGTGTGTAATGTATCAGGTGACAGCCAGATGTCCGCGATGGCACTCAAGTTGGAGGATGCGCTACGCGGTGTAACGCCCGATGGACTACGTAACAACGAGACATTCCGTGCCGAAACAAAACGGGTAGTGGATGACGCTATCAAATCACTACCATCACTAGACCAATAACCAAAACCCAAACTGTATACATATGTATACAAAACAACCAAAGAGACTAAGTAAAATTATGAATACACAACAAATGTACGCCTTATCACTAGACCAAATCGCTACCGCTATCGCAACGGTTGGACATCAACGCACCGTACTCGTACAAGGCCACATGGGTACAGGTAAGACATCGATACTCAAGATGTTAGCCGCCATGTTCCCTGATCACGTGCCATGTCACTTCGACTGCACGACCAAAGACTTGGGTGACATCAGCATACCATCGCTCAATACCGACGAGGGGTTCGTGAAATACCTGCCCAACGAGGAACTTGGTATACATCATGGCAAGCCGATCATACTAATGGTTGATGAATTCGGCAAGGCTAACCCCGCAGTCAAGAACGCGTTACTACGTGTTATGTTGGAGCGCAAGAACAGTGGGTACGAGTTACACCCTGATAGCATCGTGTTTGCTACGACTAACCTAGGTGCAGAGGGTGTAGGCGATCTGTTGCCACCACACGCACGTAATCGCATCACTGTAATCACCGTACGTAAGTCTACTAGCGAGGAGTTCATAGTATGGGGACTCAACAACGACGTAGATCATAGCGTGTTAGGTTTCGTACGTGAGTTCCCGCATGTGTTGCAGGGCTTCGAGGATGTGAAAAACCCCGACGATAACCCGTATATATTTCACCCCAAGGCACAACGTGCCGCGTTTATCACCCCGAGATCACTGGAAGCGTCGAGCGACATACTCAAGTTACGTCACCTGTATGACGATCACACCCTGACAGCTTTACTGGTAGGTACTATAGGGGATCGTGGCGGCTTGGATATTATGACGTATGTCAAGATGGCCGACCAACTACCATCGCTACAATCTATTAAGGATGACCCACACAATGCCAAAGTACCCGAGTCAGCGTCCGCAGTATGTATGACTGTGTTCCGCGCACTGGGTGCTATGGAGCGTAACTGGGTAGATGCGTGGGTGACATACATGCAGCGTCTAAACAAGGAAGCACAGGGATTGTTCGCCAATGGCGCACGTGTTCCTACGTATAAGCATCGCAACATCGTTATGCAGAGCGCCAAGTTCACTACGTGGGCTAGGGAAAACAACTACATGTTTGCAGCAGACCAGTAAAGGAGAAGACAATGCTAACGCTAGGTAAAAAACTAAACGCAGAGGAGCGACTGTCCAAAGCAGTCGTAGCAATAATGGGGCATCCTAGATACATGGCGCTATCCGGTGTACTGATGATAGGTGAGAAGACTATCGAGGAGAATGTACCAACGGCATGCACTAACGGACGTGATGTGATGTTTGGGCGTGAGATGGTAGACGCGCTCGCAGACTCAGAACTACGGTTCGTGGTGCTACATGAGGATGAGGGACACAAGCTACACAAGCACCTCACCATATGGCGGTGGATGTTTGACATTGACCCCCATGTGGCGAACATGGCATGCGACTACTTCATTAATATACGGATAGTTGATGACAACAGGCTTGATGGTTTCGCCACAATGCCTACCGGTAAGTACCAAGGCCTGTATGATGAGCGGTTCCGTGGTATGGATAGCGCCCAGATATTCCGTATCCTGCTTAAAGAAAAAGAACAGGAGCAAGAGTATGGCGGAGAAAATTCCATACGTGATGAAGGACAGGATAACGAGTCAGGTGGTGATGACGGACAGGAGTGTTCTAGTACCACTGGTACACAAAACACCGCAATAGGTAGTGAAGGAGGTTTCGACGAACACGATTGGGAAGGTGCCCAAGCTCTGTCCGATGAGGAACAACGCGAGTTAGCACGCGACATCGATGAAGCTATACGTCAGGGTGCTATGGCCTCGGGCAAGCTAGGTGGTACTGGCAGTCGTGGCATAGATGAGTTACTACAACCCCAAGTTGATTGGCGTGAGGTACTGCGTGAGTTCGTACAAACAACGTGTTCCGGTAATGACTACTCAACATACGCACGCCCCAACCGTAGGCTTATGAGTCAGGGTATCATCATGCCATCTGGTATCAGCGAGCAAGTTGATGAGCTAGTACTTGCTATTGATACGTCAGGTTCTATTGAGCAACCAGAGTTGACTATGTTCCTGTCTGAAGTCAAGGGTGTATGCGACACAGTAAAACCTAACAAGGTACGTATACTGTATTGGGGTAGTCGTGTCGTTGGCGATGAACCATATAGCATGCACGAGCTAGACGATTTGGTCAGGTCTACTAAACCAAAGCACGGTGGTGGCACTGAAGTAAACTGTGTGACACAGTATATGGCTGACGAGGGTATCAAGCCGCAAGCCTGTATCGTACTAACGGATGGTCACTTGTTTGGTGATTGGGGTAAGTGGACATGTCCCGTCCTTTGGGCAATACTGGATAACCGTGGAGCAGTACCCGATAACGGTAAGGCTGTACATATCAAAAAGGAGGACATGTAGCATGGAGTATCAACACGCGTTGCAGTTAATGGAGGAGACTGTAGCGCACAGGGTGTTGCAGTTAAGGGGACGTGCCAAAGAGCAGGACACACTCGAAGCACGTAGAGCAATGGAACGACGCGCACAAGAAGTACAAGACGCGTTCGACAAAGTAAGAAACGGATAAACAAATAACTGTATACATATGTATACAAAACTCGGAGTAACATCATGGCTATGTACAATTATCAGCTACACAATTTCACGTTAGTGGAACAGTTATACAACACCGTCAAACCAATTAGGGGTACTGACATAGTACCTTTAGGTGACCGGAGACGTCAGCACGAACGCATCATCAAGATATCACCAACCTGTTACGCGTTATCAGACGAGGGTAGATTCCACGACGAAACAGTAAATAAGTACGCGGTGGTATGGAAGCGCAACGCCGATGGCACTGACACGGTGGAGTTCAGGAACGGTAACGGTGATTGGCCGCATAATGGTAGGTATTCATTCCTTCAACGGTGCATGCCTTACAACCTGCGTTTCGTAATAGACGGCGGCAAGCAGTTCATACGACAGGATATTCAACGGTACTACTTACCCAAGGATAGCGATAAAGAAGTGGCGTTTACATCCGGCGTTCGCAAAGCAGACGGACGGGGTAGTGAGTGGACAATATCTAGTAAACCACACCCTCACCCTGTCACACGTGTACGTGTTAACAAGGAGGAAAAGGCAGAATACAAAACCTACATCAATGACTACCTACACTGGGCTTGGGCTATGACACCTTTGATCGAGGGCACTATGACTCAAGAGTCTAACAGGATCGCTAGTCACGCCGAGCAAGTTATGTTTCTCTCAAGGGGCATGGCAGCAAGTGAACAGGGGGATAGCGAATTCCGATGTATGTTAAAAGATGAACAGCACCCGCAACGTACGGAGATGCTACATGCATTCTTGGTGGACTTGGCAGCTAGTTTTAATAATATGTACTGGGGTGATAATAACTTCTCAGTTAGTAACACTGCCCTAACAAGTAATCCTAAGTTGTTCCGCACCAAGTTCAACACGTGGATCAACGCTATGGGCGACTTCAATGAAACGTTTGTAGAATACGTGGAGGTGAATTGATATGGCAGCTTCTAATATATACGATAAACATGGCAGATACGAAGCGTACCCTGTAGCTGAGGCAGCGGCGGTAGGTATTGAAGAGTCAGAGTTAGCAGGTATTCAGAACGCGCACATTGCGCGTGGCGAGTTGAATTGGTTTATGCAGGAGATAAAGAAAGCCTTTAGGGGATGTGAGATACGCTCTAGTAGTAGTGATGAATCGAGTTGTGTGTATCACGTTTACATGCCTGAAGACGAGTACACTATGGGGTGGATAGATATTTTCTTGGACTACTCTCCTCGACACTCGGGGGAAGAGATAACATACACCGTGTACAGCAGAGATATACGCAACAACAAGTTTGACAGTAATTCATCAGGGTTCCGTAAAAAACATACCATCCGTAGAAGTACTGCGTTAAAGAATGCTAAGAGGTATTTACGTAGGTTCTCACATACGGAAGTCATTCACGCTAGTATACAAGAGTACAGATCACACATAGCAGAAGCAGACTATAACGCGACCCTAAAACATCAAGATGCGTGGGATGAATTGTTTGGTTCCTATGTAACCTCTGAGCGGCAATCCAAATGCGCCCCACTACTGAACGAGTTGTATCTGCTACTAGACTCTGGACATACATTCATGGACGCGTCATTAGTTTCTAACTTAACGAGCTTACGCAGTAACAAGGAAATACTGGAGCAATCCCTTATCGACAGTGAACTACCTGTGTACGGCATACGTGTACGAGAAAGGATGGGCCAACAGGTGTTCGATGTATGCTTTGTAGAAGACGCACACAAGATAAGGAAAGGCGAAGACCTTAGTAAGCTATCGTGGGACACTCATATGCACGATGAGACCTTACCAGAAGGAGTGATAGGTAGACTGTCTACTCTGGCAATATGTGAAAAGGGTACCTACGTACCACAGGTCGGGTATCGCCATAGCGAGTCGGTGTTCTATGTCACGAAATAATATTACATGGGACGTTCCAACGAGTATGCCCAACACTTACCGCGTAGTATTACTGGAGCATAAGAATAGTATCGAGGTAACATGTTTAGGTATGAATTGTATTGACTCAGACTGTGAGGGGATATATGATTTGAGTGATGGGGCCTATGGGATACCGCAATGGCTTGAGGAGAAGTTATCGGTACTCATGCTATGTGACCCCACACTACCGTTCAACAGCGTACCTATAGATGATGTCGGTGTGCGTATTGACGAGCATACGTTCTGGGTAGAGCGGTGATGAACTGGTATCAGATGGAGGCGTGCCTATGGCTATGACACCGGAAGGGAAGGTAAAGAAGAAGATAGTTGAGCAGCTAAAGGGGTTAGGGTGTTATTACTTTTTCCCCGCTACTGGAGGGTACGGTAAGAGCGGAGTACCTGACATAGTGGGCTGCTACAAGGGGAAATTCTTTGGTATTGAATGTAAGGCGGGTAAGAACAAGCCAACACCTTTACAGGAACTGAACCTAAGACAGATAAGCGACGCGTACGGACTAGCGTACGTAGTTAACGAAACCAACATGAATGATATAGAACAACTACTCGGAGCTAAGTTATGAACACTACACAAACGACAACAGAGGCGTGGGAAAGGATACAGGCTGAAGTACCCGCGCTAGAGGTGGCAGAAAGGGCCGATGCCATAAACCCAGACCACTACAAGACAGGCAACGTCGAATGCATTGATGCTATAGAAGAAGCTATGAGTGCTGAAGCATTCGCAGGGTACTTACAGGGTAACTGCATCAAGTACCTGTGGCGATACAAAACCAAGCATGCTGACAGGCCAGTAGAAGACCTATTGAAAGCTCAGTGGTACCTAAACAAGTTAATAGAAGGTTGTGAGTTTGGAGAAAAATGGACTTAATAACGGTTGACTTGGAAACGTATTATGACAGAGATTTCTCTCTGCGTAAGATGACAACAGAATCATATATCCGCGACCGTCGTTTTGAGGTTATAGGTATAGGGGTAAAGGTGAACAATGAAGGGACGGAGTGGGCTAGTGGAACACATGAAGAACTTAAACAGTACCTACATACATTCGATTGGGAGAATTCTGTTCTCCTTTGCCACAACACTATGTTTGATGGCGCTATTCTTAGTTGGTTGTTTGATATCCATCCTCGCATTTTTGCCGATACTCTTTGCATTGCCCGCGCTTTACATGGGGTTGAAGTTGGCGGATCGCTGTCTGCACTCGCTAAAAGATATGGAATTGGAGCGAAGGGTACAGAGGTACTAGACGCTATCGGGAAGAACCGTGAAGATTTCACCGCTGAAGAACTAGGCAGGTACGGGGACTACTGCATCAATGATGTTGAGTTAACATATAAGTTGTTTAACATCATGGGTAAAGGGTTCCCGAAAGTAGAGTTACGTATAATAGACTGCACTCTGCGTATGTTCATCGAACCTATACTTGAGTTAGACCTAGGGTTATTAGAGCAACACTTGGAAACCACCAAGCAGATTAAGGAAGACCTGATAGTGTCTTCTGGTGTTACCAAGAAAGAACTTATGAGTAATCCCAAGTTTGCCGAACTGCTAAAGGGGTTAGATGTCGTGCCCCCTATGAAGACTAGCCCAACTACCGGCAAGCAGACTTATGCATTCTCCAAGAACGATGAGCAGTTCAAGGCATTAGAGAGTCACCATGACTCCCGTGTACAGGCTTTGGTTACCTCACGCTTGGGCACAAAAAGTACCCTTGAAGAAACACGCACTGACAGGTTTATAGGTATAGCTAAACGTGGTCTTCTCCCGGTACCTGTAAGATACTACGCGGCGCATACCGGCAGGTGGGGAGGTGATGATAAGATAAACATACAAAACCTACCTAGCCGTGGAGTAAATGGTAAGAAGTTAAAGAACAGTATGCTCGCTCCCGATGGGTATATGATGGTTGACTGCGACTCATCACAGATCGAAGCCCGAGTACTGGCGTGGTTGGCAGAGCAGGATGACTTAGTGTCGGACTTCCGTAACGGCGAAGACGTTTACATAAAGATGTCCTCGAAGGTATACAACGTACCCGAAGAAGACGTTACCAAAGACCAACGTTTTGTAGGTAAAACTACCATACTAGGGTGCGGTTACGGTATGGGGGCAGTGCGGTTTGCCGACCAACTACAGTCGTTCGGTACTACTATGGACAATCACGAAGCACGTAGGGTAGTAGACATATACCGTAGTACCAACTGGAAGATAAGTCACTTCTGGAGGGTGTGTCAGAACATGTTAGTAGAGATGTCACGCGGTGAATCAGGTAGCTTTGGCCCCAACGGTATAATCCAGTACGGTGCAGAGGGGCGTAATGGTTACATACTACTACCCTCTGGCCTGAAGATGCGCTATGACGACTTACAGTACGAGCAGGGCGAACGTGGCCCAGAGTTTAAGTACCGTACGCGGCGCGGGTACACCAGAATATATGGTGGTAAGGTAACGGAGAACATATGCCAAGCGTTAGCAAGGTGTATCATAGGCGATCAGATGTTAGCAGTAGCTAAGAGATACAAGGTAGCTTTAACGGTTCACGATTCCGTGGTATGTTGTGTACCAGAAAACGAGTTAGAAGAAGCAACGCGGTTCATAGAAGAATGCATGGGTACTACTTCTACGTGGGCAGAGGGTTTGCCTATAACATGTGAATCTCACAATGGTAAGTCTTACGGAGAGGCGTCGGATGGGTGATAAGATAACTGATATTAACGAGTTTAGAGAAGGTAAAGGTGATGATGGTACGGAAACCATTCACGGTAATGCGGATATAGAATCACGAATAGCTAGTTTGGATAATAAGACCGAAGGTAACTACATGGCTATCCTCGTTGGTGAAGATGACGATGGCGGGGACGTAATACTAATAATGCAGGTTGAGGCCGAAGGCACCACGCGCCACAAGAACACAATAACCATGAACAAGGACATGTTACACACGCTGATAGATGAGTTGCTTTTAGCGGTGAGCAGGCTAGAGGATAAGGAATCGGAATGAGTGGATATATAATATTATTCCTAGGTACGCGTTACGTGGATGGTACATACATTAACAAAGAAACGGCTGAAGAGGTTATGGAATATTTCGCAGATGAAAAATTTCCTAACTTACAGTTTAAATTAGAGGAGGCACCGAAAGGTTTTGTAGTAACTGATGATGTATTTTGGTCTAGGCATCACGACAGTATAGTTGAACTTGACCACCTCCTGTCTCACCCACGGAGGTTACATTGAGTATTGCACCGTGGTCGTTCTCAAAGATTAAGGCGTTTGAACAGTGTCCTAAGAAGTTCTACCACTTGAAGGTAGTCAAGGACTACAAAGAATCTGAAACAGAAGCTATGCTATACGGCACTGCCGTACACTTGGCAGCAGAAGAGTACATAAGGGACAGCAAAGAGTTACCGCCTGAGTATGGTTACTGTAAAGATGTTTTAGATGCATTAAACAAGATAGAGGGCGAGAAGTTATGTGAGTTAGAGATGGGACTCACTGAGAACCTTGAGCCATGCGGGTTCCGAGATGATAACGTATGGTGGCGAGGCATTGCTGATTTAGTAATCATGAACAAACACACCAAAACAGCTTACGTGGTAGACTACAAGACCAGTAAAAATACTAGGTACGCAGATAAAGGTCAGTTAGAACTGATGGCTATGAGTATGTTTAAGATGTTCCCCGACCTAGAGAAAGTGAAGGGTGGCTTACTGTTCGTAGTATGTGGTGAGTTGATAAAGGAAGACTACTCCAAGTCTGATGAGCCTAGGCTATGGGAGAAGTGGCTGTCAGATTACAGCCGTATGGAACAAGCGTTTAAGAACGATGTGTGGAACGCACACCAAAGTGGATTATGTCGTAGGCACTGTATTGTTACAGAGTGCGTACACAATGGGAGGAACTAATGCGTAAGAAAAGAAAGAAGCAGGTCAACGCCCCTGTGGGTAGTGACACGTTTGAACGTAGGATGGAACGGCAACGCGCCAGACGTAAGATGGACAGAGAAGGTAAAGATGCCAACGGTAACGGTAAGGCTGACAAACGTGAAGGTAAAGACGTTAGCCACAAGAAGGCATTGAGCAAAGGCGGTAGCAACAAGGACGGTGTTACAGTAGAGAATAGCTCTGCTAACCGCAGTAGGAACTATAAGAAAAAGAAGAAAGACATCTAATAGGATGCCTATATACCACTTAGGCTTTCCATCAGAAGCCTTGACTAAAACATGGAAGGCGGGGAGAAATAAGTAAATACGTTGTTGTAAGACGCTTACTTGATGCGTCTATAAATGGTGTTCTTGGTGTAGTGTGTATCCTATCCCAAGGGCGTAAAATCGAGTAGTCCAAAGGCTTTTTGTTCTGGCCTATAATGCGGACGTAGCTCCATCCGTGGACGAAGCGGAGCTGTTAAATTTTCTAGTGTGACGTGGACACCCACTTCACGCTATTTCGCGTCGGAGAAATAAATGAAAGTAGTGGATGGTAAGGCGTTATTACTTAGGCTACGTAACCCCGCAAAGGTTACATCGGTAATACCGAAGAGTAAGGAACTGAAGGACAACCAAGTACTTGTTAACTGGGGTATAGAAGAATCGCAAGTACTACGTAACATGAAAATCAACGTGCCATCCCCAATAGAATCCAAATACCAATGGACAGGTAAGTACACGCCGTTCGACCACCAAAAGACCACAGCTAGTTTCTTCACGCTACACCGCAAGGCGTTCTGCTTTAACGAACAAGGCACAGGCAAGACAGCTAGTGCTATATGGGCATCCGACTACCTCATGAAGCAGGGCGTTATACGTCGCGTGTTGGTTATATGTCCGCTATCCATCATGGATTCTGCGTGGAGAGACGATCTGTTTAATTTTGCCATGCATCGTAAGGTAGACGTGGCGTATGGAGATAAGAACAAACGCAAGAAGATAATAGAAAGTGACGCTGAGTACGTGATAATAAATTATGACGGGGTAGAGATTGTAAGGGACGCCGTAGCAGACGGAGGGTTTGACCTTATCATCGTGGACGAGGCTACCCACTATAAGAACCCTCAGACAAAACGATGGAAGACCCTGAACAAACTGGTCGGGCCAAGTACTTGGCTATGGATGATGACAGGTACCCCCGCTGCCCAAAGCCCCACTGATGCCTACGGTATAGCTAAACTCGTTAACCCCAATGGCGTGCCTAGATTCTTTGGTTCGTTCCGCGACCAAGTGATGCGTAAGATTACAAACTTCAAGTGGATACCGAAAGAAGATGCTACCACTACAGTACATAGGGTGTTGCAACCGGCCATAAGATTTACTAAAGACGAATGCCTCGACCTACCGCCTATGGTGTATACCAAGAGAGAAGTGGCTCTCACCAGACAACAGATAAAGTACTACAAAGAATTGAAAAACAAGATGGTGATGGAGGCCGCAGGAGAACAAGTTACTGCGGTTAACGCGGCGGTTAACATGAACAAGTTACTGCAAATATCAGCAGGTGCTGTGTACACCGACAAGGGAGATGCAGTTGAATTCGACATATCCCCCCGCTACAAGGTATTACGGGAAGTAATAGATGAATCCAGTAAGAAGGTATTAGTATTCGTACCATTCAAGCATACCATCGACATGCTCACCACAAAACTACGAGAAGATGACATACCTACAGAAGTTATCCGTGGCGATGTGAGCGCAGGTAAACGTACAGAAATATTCAAACGGTTCCAAGAAGCTGATGACCCCCGCGTGTTAGTGATACAACCACAGTCAGCAGCACACGGAGTTACATTGACTGCGGCTAACACGGTAGTGTGGTGGGCACCGACAAGTTCATTAGAGACATACGCCCAAGCTAACGCTCGTGTACACAGGTCAGGACAAGATCACAAATGTACCGTCGTCCAGTTACAGGGTTCGCACGTAGAGAAACGTGTTTACGCATTACTAGATAACAGAATAGACATTCACACAAAAATGGTTGATCTTTACAAAGAAATGCTTGACTAAGATACGATACGGCAGTAGAGTTAATAACTCGCTAGTTAAGCCACGGGCGTTAGGGTGTATGAGAGGGGTTTATGTCTCCTTTCTGGTGTCCCTTGATTACTCTATAACGTTTCTTGAGATCGAGCTTGATGCACTTGAGGCTGAAACGCATCACCATAACTTTAGGAGGTACATTATGGCAGTAAAACTGACTAGGGGTAGTGAGAGGAGTATCACGCCCAAACTTAAATCGTGGGAAGAAAAAGAAAAAGCTAGAGAAGAAATGGAAGTACTGCTTGAGGAGTACCTAGCTAACAACGGGGTCATACACGAATACCCCCAAGGCGCTACCGCGTTACAGTACGGCAGAACTAAGAAGCAGCAAGACGAGTTAGTCAACAAAGGTAAGGCCGGTGCCAACGCAACGCACAAACAGGTTACTACAGACAAACCTACGCCCAAACGAGCGCAACCGCAATGGCCTCTTGACAGGTTGGGCGTACCGGCACAGGGAGAGTACAGCACTAGACGGCGGAAGGTGGTCTTATGACTAGTAGTGGTACCGCTGAACAGTTGACCAAGGTCTACTTAAAGATAAAGGATAAACGTTCGGAACTCTCTGCGGCGTTTAAAGAAGAAGACGGTAAGCTATCTGAACAGATAGACAAAGTTAAAAAAGCCTTACTTGAATACTGTAAAGAACAAGGTGTTGATAGCGTAAAGACTTCAGCAGGAATGTTTTACCGGTCTGCTAAGACTAGGTATTGGACTAGTGATTGGAGTCATATGCATGAGTTTATATTAGAGCATGAGGCACCTGAGCTACTCGATAAGCGACTCAACCAAACTAACATGAAACAATTTTTGGAAGAAAACCCCGCTCTTGTACCTAAAGGGCTTAACGTAGACTCAGAATACATGGTCTCAGTAAGGAGGAAGTAATGGCAGAAGCGTTTGTGCCAATTGAAAATGTAGCAAAGCATTTCTCGGTATCTATATCTACCGTGCGTGCGTGGTTACGCAATAACAAAATACCCACCGATACTTATATTAAGGTGGGGCCGACCTATCGGTTTAAGTTACCCGAAGTAGAGGCGGCGCTAATGGGTGGTGTGCAGACCCCCAAAGATGCCCACCTAACCGAAATCTCTATGCCAGAGCAGTTAGAGCTAGACTTAGATGATGACGCTTGATGGGTGTTAACGGACTACGCCGAATCAGCATACGTGATAGCAAGTTTCACGTTATATCTGACGGTGAGGAGGTTACTACAGATTCAGGTGACATAGATGTGGTGGTAGTCAATGCTGCCCCAGTATCTCGCGCTTACTACGGCGATGCGTACGACCCCAATAGGGTTGCGGTACCTACGTGTTGGTCACCCGACACACAAGTACCTTCAGTAGATGTACCCCAAGAACAACGGCAAGCGATGCGTTGTATGGACTGTCGCCAAAATATAAGAGGTTCAGGCCAGTATGGGGGTAGAGCTTGTCGGTATTCACAACGACTAGCAGTTGTATTTCGAGATAAGCTCGAAGAGGTGTATCAGTTACAAGTACCTGCTTCATCTATATTTGGCAGTACTGATAGCGGGGATATGGGCATGCAAAACTACGCTCGGCTACTCGCTAAACATGACACACCTGTAGTTACTATCACTACCAAGATTTACTTTGACGAGAATAGTACAGTACCAAAACTTTGCTTTAAACCAGTAGATCGTCTAGACGAAGATACAGTCTCAAGGGTTTCGGACATGATTAACCACGAAGATACTATTCGGGCTATCACTATGTCTATCCCCACAACAAGTGAACCTGTGTCCCCGTTCGGCGTTGTAGAAGGTTTCGAGTTAAATGCAAATTAATTTATAGGATTTACAAAATGGCAACAAACAACCAATATTTAATCTCTGATGTAGAAGCTCTTTGGCCTCGTATCAACAAGACCTACAAGTTCGACAACGCAGAGAATCGCACGATACCATGTGACGCTTTAGATGACGGCGCTAAGTACGAAACAAGTTTTCGTATGGATAAAGACCAAGCGAAGGCTCTTTTTGTAGAGATGGTAAAAGCGTACGAAGCGAAGAAAGAAAAAGGGTGGCCCGATAAGTTTGATATGCCCTTCAAGAAACAAGAAGACGGCTCTTATACCTTTAAGGCATCGTTAAAGGGGGCATACGGTAAGGACGCTACGTATAAGCCTGTACAGTACGACGCGAAAAGCGTTAAACTACCAGATGACTTCATGCTTACCACGGGTAGCACTATCAATATAGCGGTAGGGTTCACTCCATATTTTATGCGTGAAGCGGGTGTATCCCTTAGACTACGTGCCGTACAGGTAATTAAGTATGTACCTATGGAAGCCTCATCTCCGTTTGAAGTGGTAGAGGGTGGGTTCCAATTCTCAACAGAAGAGAATCCTTTTGAGGTAGTAGCGGCACCCGCTAAACCCAAGGAATCGGCGGCTGAATCAGTAGCGGATGATTTGTTTGGGGACGATGAACCCGCCAAAGTCGAAGAGCCGAAGAAAGTAGTTAAGAAGAAGGCTCCTGCACCAAAAGCAGCCGAAGATGATTTGGCTGATATCGTAATCGAGTGGGACGATTGATACTCCCCCACTGTAGTGGTTACACCCATAGCTAGGATTATTACCGAAAAGGGCGTGTATGCGCCCCTGCTATGGTACCTCTCGGAATTAGGTACTATTTATGAAGACAGAAGATTTTTTAAGGAGGGTATTGGGGGAAGACGGGCATTACTGCTTGTTTTCTTTTCGTACAAAAGACGATAAGAGGATACAGAAGTTTTACTCCTCTGTAGGGGACATGGCCGATGCCGCACGTGACCTAGATAGTAAGGGTTATGATGCTTATTTTGCACTTAGTACATTTAAAGAAACAAATTCACGTAAAGTAGATAACGTACACCAACTCAAGTCATTCTTTTTAGACCTCGATTGCGGTGTTACCAAAGATTACCCAGATCAAGACGCAGCCCTTGTAGCGTTAAAAAAGTTCTGCAACACGTTATCACTACCTAAACCAAAACTAGTTAACTCTGGACGTGGCATACACGCATATTGGTTCCTTTCGGAGCCGGTAGGATTGGACGATTGGCTTCCGGTAGCAGAGCGCCTAAAGAAGTTATGTGCTGAACACGGACTACTAGCTGATCCCTCTGTCACCGCCGATGCAGCTAGGGTACTGCGAGTACCAACCACGCACAACTACAAGACCAACCCCCCATCTCCTGTTGAGTTCTTAGCAGATGATCACCCTGACAACGTAAACTTTGATAAGTTCTCCACTCTGCTAGGTGGAGGGTTGATACCAGTTCCCAAGTTAAAAACACCCGCCGGTAGCAATGCCGTGATGGATGCACTGCTAGGTAACAAACAAAACAAGTTTAAAGACATCATAGCTAAGACCATGAAAGGCACTGGCTGTGAGCAGCTACGTACTATATGGCAAGACCAAGAAAGTTGTAGCGAGCCTATGTGGAGAGCAGGGCTATCTATAGCCAAGTTCTGTGTTGACTCCGAGTCAGCGGCACGCAATATATCTAAGAACCACGAGGGTTACTCTGAGCAGGCTACTACTGAGAAGATGGAGCTGATCAAAGGCCCCTACAGGTGTACGTCTTTTGACGAGTTTAACCCTGACGTGTGTCCGAAATGCCCTAACTGGGGTAAAGTTAAATCCCCTATAGTATTAGGCAGCAGCGTCAGAGAGGCCACGGAAGAGGATAACGTAGTAGAAGTACCAGAACTTAGCTTACCCGAAGCCGAGCCTACTACCTATCTGATTCCCCCGTACCCAAAGCCCTTCTTTAGGGGTGCCAACGGTGGGGTATATATGCGTACCACCAATGCTGAAGGTGATCCTGATGAGAAGATCATATACCACAATGACTTATATATAACTAAACGCATATCGGATATAGAGATGGGGGAAGCAGTGGTCGTTAGGCTGCACCTTCCTAAAGATGGGGTAAGAGAATTTACTATACCCCTTACAGCGGTTACTTCAAAAGAAGAACTGCGAAAGCAGATGTCCATGCAAGGTGTGGCCGTCTCAAGAATGGATGAACTAATGATGTACATGACAACATGGGTAAACGAGTTACAGGCTACAGGAGCCGCAACCGAAGCGCGTAGGCAGTTTGGGTGGACGGGGGAGGACTTTAAATCTTTCGTGCTAGGTGACAAAGAAATATTTGCTGACCGCATTGATGACAATCCCCCCTCTACTCCGACAGCAGGACTGTTTCATGCCTTTGAACCTAAAGGTACTTTGCAGCAGTGGGTAGACATGGCAAATTTCTATGACCGTGATGGGTTTGAACTGCACCAATATATAGTGGGGGCAGGGTTTGGTTCGCCCCTTATGGCACTATCGCCCGTTTCTTGTGCAGGTTTCCACGTACACAGTAAGGATAGTGGCCTTGGTAAGACTACCGCCATGTACGTAGGCGCGTCCATATGGGGTAACCCTAAATCTTTAGTACTAGAAGAAAAGGACACTCAAAATTCTAGGATGAACAGAGGTGAGGTATACCAAAACCTACCACTGTATATTGACGAACTCACTGAGCTAAAAGGTGAGGATTTATCGTCGCTCATATACCAAATATCTAGTGGTAAACAGAGGAACCGTATGACTAGTGGGGGCAACAACACTGAACGTGCTAGGGGTAAACCTTGGAAGTTGTTGGCTGTCACTACAGGTAACTGTAGCGCAATAGAAAAAGTGAGTACGTACAAGGCTATGCCGAAAGCTGAAGCCCAACGGATGATGGAGACTAAAGCCACTAGGCTGTTTGACGAGAGCGAAACTAAACACATAACAGATGCACACGCAGCCAATGCGGAAGCCCTCTACGGGCATGCGGGTACGATATACATGCAGTATATTATTGCCAATCTTGCCAGTGTTAAGCTCTTGCTGAAAGCGGTACAAGCCAAGATAGATAGGGCGGCACAGCTTACCGCAGAGAACAGGTTTTGGGCAGCGGGTGCAGCTTGTACCCTCACGGGTGTACTTATAGCTAAGAAATTAGGCTTAGTAAACTACGACACTAATAAGTTGTTCACTTACATAGTCAAGAAATTACTTAAAGAGAATAAGGACAAGGTGACCGGTATGCATTCTTCCGCAGCAGACATTCTAAACGACTACATCCACGAGCATTGGGGTAGCATACTTAAAATAAAAAGTACTGATGACCTACGTAAGTCACAGAACAACGGGCTAGATGAGCTAGTCATACCAGAGCTAGACCCTAAAGTACGGATAGTTGGTAGGTATGAGACTGACCTAAAACGGGCGTACCTAATACCTAAACCACTTAGGGTATGGTGCGGTAGGCAGCAGATAGATTACTCCTCGTTTGTTCAGGATTTAAAAGACGAATTTGGGGCAAAGACTACCAAGGTGCGGCTTACTTCTGGCACATCCACTCAGTTAGGTCTAACGCACGTCTTGTTTATAGATTGTACTAAGCTAGATATAGCCTCGCCCTAACATGTTAATGGTTGATGACCTACATCCTGACGGAGTAAGAATTATAGTTAACTGGAGTGGCATGCACGTGGGGGCATCGCTATTCGTACCGTGTATAAACACGCAGAAAGCTAAGGATCAGGTTGTAAAGCTATTTAAACGCAAGGAATGGCAAGTAAAAACAAAGATAGTCATTGAAAATGACAGATTGGGTATACGTATCTGGAGAACTATATGATACTATATGACACGAAGTGGGTCTCCCCTGACCTGCTTTGGTTGCACCCCTCCTAACCCCCTGCTCGTTTCCGAGGCGACAGGGGGTTTTTTATTAGTACCCCTTGTTGTACTGCCTATTACTTACCATGATCGCATGTCGCATCAGTGGGTTTACAGTAACCCCGTTGTGCATGGTAGCAGAAGTCTTCATATGAGATTTAACTGACTTACTTATCTGTTCTGGGGTTACCGGTACAGTTGGGTGTCGATTGTTATGAGTAATAATGTCTTTTAGTACGTCACCCATAACCTCGTGATCACCCATCCGCTGTGCTATATAGAATTTTTTGGTTAGCATAGAACGTTTCTCTGTAACTGCTTTCTCTACACCCTTATTCCTAGCAGATATTTCTTGGCGGTAAGTGTACTCCGCAGGAGGGAACCCAAGAGCTTGAGCCGCAAAATCACCTACTGTCATATCATCATATATAGGGTTTTTCCTTCTAGTCAGTATGCCGCCCTCTCTTGCATAGCGCCCCAAGGTGCTGCGGTACAAATTAGTAATACCGGCGGGCATAGCACTCTCCATACCCCTCTCAAAACTACCATACTGGTCAGAAGTAAAATCATCGTACGCACGTTTGAGTCTAGTGCCTGTACTCAACGCAGGGCCACCCAAGTAGAACCCTAGACTCTCTTCAAGAGATGGGTCTTTGTTAAACCTGTTTTCCTGTAGGAACAAGTTACTTAGGCTGACACGTGAGGCTACGTCTACTCCGGTAAGCGCGGTTACTCCCCCTTTATACCAACCTTCACCTAAATACTTACGTGTTATGGTACGGGCATCGTCCTCTTCATCATCCAAGAACATGTCAGCTATCATAGTTACGGCACCGTACAACGGTAACCCTTGCACACCGGCAAAGAACAGCGCAGAAAGATGGACACCTAGCATCTGCTTAAATGCCATGTTACGCAATTCTTTACCTTCGGCACTTTTAGCGAACATGTTATCCGCCGCCAGTTTGGTAGATTTAATCATAGTGTAATACATCTGAAGGCCGTAACTCTTATACATCAAAGCCACACGACCAATACCCTGCTGCGAGTAACCGGCAGCGGTTTCTAATACAGAACCACCGTTGGTCTCCTGTGCAAAGTACACAGCCTCATCTGCCGCTAACTGCATACGCGCTTCAGAACTACTAGGTACGTCTATGTACTCGGCCTTCACGGCACTGTAGAACTTCTTATTCCCTTTGGCCGCATGCATAGCATCTAGCTTGTTTAGGGTAAGATCATAAGACATCGTTAAGGTAACTTGACGGTTAAATCTTTCTGCGGTATTGAACATGACAGCGGACAGTGCAGACGTGCCATCTAGAAACCTAATAGCAAAGTTTTTACTTTTCTTTCGTCCCGCATCACTTACCCCCAAGTGATCGGCTACCATAGAGTGACTTATCTGGCCCCCGTTCTTAGCCCTCTGCACCAAAGGTATCATGCGATTGAAGTACTTTATCTTCGCGTCAGCTTCTGCCTTAGTAGCAGAGGTATCACGTATTTTCTTTTCCTGTTCGGCTTTAAGGGTGTATACATCTTCACGGCTAACTAACCCGTCCTTGTCCGTAGTGCTAACTTCTTTAATGTCGTAGTACTCGTCGATAGATATTTTAGAAGCCCCTACAAACTTACCCGCCTTGCCTAGGGATACAGTGACATCTGTGGAGTTAAATTTACTTGTGAGGTATGGCACCACCATTAGCGGTATCTGAGACAAGTTAACAAGTGCTGACGATGCGTTAAAGCCAATGGTGTATATGAACGCTGTCTGGTTAGCGCGTTGGTAATACTGTTCCGCGTTCTTGTTATTGGCCCCTTCGCGGGCAAACTTCGCACGTACGTCTAGTTCTTCTTTGAGTTTCTTAAACGTCTTTTTGTTAACTCCTTCAGGAGCGCCTGCGCTATACACCCCGTCTATGGCTTTCTCTACCGCCCGTATCTCTCCACCATAACGCATCTTCTCCACCTGAGCGCCTAGGTCAAACCCTTTAACCTGCATACCCAAACGGGCATCTTGTATATAACCTAGTGTGTTCTTACGTCGTTGTAGAGACTTAGCAAAAGAAGTTTCAGGGAGTGTCTCAATAAACAAACGCATTATCTGTTCTTGCATCTTTCCTGTAGTGTCCTTACCACTAGAAGAAACCACATCAAGTATGTCGGCAACGAAAGAACCTGCGGGAGGACTTCTGTAGCTAGAGGGTGTTACATCCCCATCGTAGACTTCAATGCTGTTCTCTACAGTCATAGAATCTTGTTTAACGTCCCGCTCGGCACTGTCCCGTGCCCCCTCAGTTTCAAACATAAGGAATACAGGCTCTTCTCGGAAGGTACCGTCTTTATTATCTATACGGGTAGTGTAAGACAACTTATAGTTACCCTGACGAACCAACGGGAAGTACACGTCCATAGTGTTAGATGCTATTAGACGCTCGTTCATTTGCCTCTTTAACTTTGATTTAGTAGAGGTACTCTTGCCATCGCCTAGCTCATCAATTTCACGGTTAATAACAGCCACAAGGTCTTCATGCATACG